TGCCCTAATTAAATATGGAACAACCAACAACCAAGAAGACAATAGTTCAGAAACTAAAGAAGCCTGTAGAAGATCAATTCTCTACAGCTGAGAAGTATTATTCCCTATTGTCAGCATTGAATGAATTGAAGCTTACACAGAGGGAAATACAGCTTGTGGCATTTACAGCCATAAAGGGTAACATCTCCTATGCCAATATACGTCAGGAGTTCTGTGAGAAATACGACAGTACAGCTCCTACGATTAATAACATAATATCCAAGCTTAAAAAGCTAGGGGTGTTTGTTAAGGACGGAACAAAGGTGAAGGTGAATCCCCTCATCATCCTAAACTTCGAGAACGATATAGTGTTACAAATAACTCTTAGCCATGGATAAGCCAATAAGCATGTCCGTTAAGGACTATTTGATTAGGATGCTAGCTGTTAAGATGCTTACGAGTGAGAAGACAATTGAGGCTGTTGTCAACCATCAGTTCCAATCCGCTAACGAGGCTCTTGACACCAACCACAGTGTAGAGATATCTGGATTTGGTAAGTTCCTATTTAATAACAAAAAGGCCATTAAGAAGCTAGAAGCCTTACATGCTAAGGTGGGAGCAATGGAAAAAATACTAGCTAGTGACAGTATTACGGAGCAGAGAAGAAATGCTGCTACAGTGACGCTAGCCAACACACATATAACAATCAATCAATTAAAACCAAAGCTCAGATATGATTGATCTATCCAAGGTGTATGAAGGATGGAGAAACAAGCTGTTTCCTCCAGCTGAAATGAAGGCCTTAATTACTAAGGTTAGTGAGGAAAGAATGGCCATTTGTAATGCCTGTGAAAACATCTCCACAAAACATAGGTCTATTAGACCAGATGTACACTGTATAGATTGTGGATGTACGCTATCAGCTAAAACAAAATGTCTGTCATGTGCTTGCCCTATTGATAAGTGGAAAGAGATGATGACAGACGATGAATATGATGAAATAAAACAAGCTATCGATGGAGAATAATCATGATGTTATATTAAGAAAGATTCCTTTATCAATCCTATTGGACCACCTGACAGAAATATACAATTCTGGTGTGGATTACATTGATATCCTTGGTGTTAATGGTGTAGAACAAGATAAAATAGGTATTGCCTTTAATACATCATATATGTCTCCTGAGGAAGATACAAATCTAGACCCAGACGAGTCACAAATAAACATAAAACTGTCCGATGAGGACCTAAACCAATTATTATAAATACAGTGAGTAAGAAGAATTATTACAACAGTGTAATTCATACGCTTCAAGAACTACATAAGGGATTCCCAGACTATAATATGGGAAGACACATCGCTACAGCTCTTGATGAATATGGAGATATATGGGGAATGACAGATAAGGAATTAGCCTTTGCCATGGACAAGTATAAAACAAAGCTTGAAATGGATGTGCCTCATACAGATGAGTCTGAGCTTGATAAGATTATCAAAGAAGGAATGGATCTGGACAATATTTTAAAAGAAGAAGAAGAAGATTATGGCGACAACTATTAAGAAAACTACATATATAAATACAGAGCTTGAATGGGCTGAGTCACAACTCACATCGTGGAAAGCTTATGTAGATGCAAACCCACTACACGAACTAAAAGACAGGATTGAGTGGAAACCTACAGCTAAAGGAGGCATGTTACCAATGGTGATAGCAAGCATTGAAGCTCAAGGTAAGTTTGTACAAGAGACTATGAAGAACTATCTAGCTCTAATTGAGGTGGTAGACAAGCTAAGAAGTGTTGAAGAAGCTAAGGTGGAGGTTAGAGGTAAAGGGGAATTATCTGGTGCTGCAGAAGAGTTTCTTAAGAACAGAAAATAATGAATGTACACATACAGAGTATAGATTACAAAGATTGGTTTATTAATCAGAAGCGTCTGCCAGACAGAGCATCTGATGAATATAAGCCATTCTATGATTTTCATAAAGACCTATGTTTAAATGGCTGTATGATGGGGGGTGTATATATCAACCCCTTTTTATATTGGCACCTAAACATCTGGCATACAGAGGTGGATGTTATTGATGAGTATGGAAGGATTGCACAGAAATATGCTAATCCTTTATTACGTGATAACGAGTGGCTGGTAACAAACGAAATTGACAGAGCCCAAAAAGAAAGAAAAGGCTTAGTCATTCTAGGTATTAGACGTTTTGCTAAGTCCGTTATTGAGGCATCTTATATTGCATGGGGTGCAACATTTGATGAAAACTCACAAAACATTATTGCTGGTTTGAACGCTCCAGATATTAAGCTTATCACAGATAAGATTGATAAGGGGCTTAACTTCATTCCAGAATATTGGAGATGGCAGAGAATTGAGGATAACTGGAAAAACCAGGTAACATTAGGTATTAAAACCAAATCTGGAGAACGTATCCCCTTTTCTTCCATCTTAATTCGTAACCTTGATGAAGGTAATAATGAAGAAGCAATTGCAGGTACAAAACCACGTAAATTAATTATAGATGAAATTGGTAAAGGAAATTTCCTTCGAGGTTTACAGGCAGCTATTCCTGGCTTCACTACACCCTATGGCTGGGGATGTTCTCCTATTCTTACTGGGACTGGTGGTGATATGAAGAAATTTATGGATGCAAAGAGCTTAATGTTCGATGTAGACAATTTCAATTTCCTTACATATAATAATGAGAAAGACACAGCTCGCATACATGGACTCTTTATATCTAATAAATATAGAATGGAGGCCAAAGATAAAAGCTCTCTTGGAGCTTTCTTAAATGAACCTTACATATCTGATTTACATAAGATTGAGATGTTGGTAAGTGACCAAGAGAAGGCTGACCAAATCACTGTGCAAAACTTAGAAAGACTTAAGAAAGCTGGTGATAGAGTGGCCTATCTAAAAGAAAAGATGTACTACCCACAGGAAGTGGATGACATATTCCTCAATGAAGATACAAACATCTTTGATATTGAGGCTGCTAAAAGACAGAAGAGCAAGCTATTACAACAAGAAAGAACAGGTACACCTATTATATTATTCAATGATGGAGAGAAGATAACACACGAGTTTACAGACACACTCCCTATATCTAACTTTCCTCTTAAGAATAGTGATCAAAAGAATGCTCCTGTTGTTATATATGAATTCCCTATTGATAATCCTCCTTATGGATTATATGTAGCAGGAGTCGATCCTTATAGACAAGGACAATCTGCATATTCAAGCTCATTAGGATCTGTGTATGTTTATAAAAGAATGCATGACCTAACAGGTGAGAAATATCAAGATATGTTCGTAGCTTCGTATTGTGCTAGACCTGAAAAGAAGGAAACTTGGGAAGAACAAGCTCGTTTACTCATCAAGTATTACAATGCTAGAACGCTTTGTGAGAATGATGATATATCATTTATAGAATATATGAAGGCTAAAGGAGATGCTCACTATCTAGAGAAACAACCTCAATGGCTTATGGAGATTGTTCCAAATACAACAGTGAGACGTGAATATGGAATACATCGTTCAAGTCAGAAGATAATTGACTATCTTCACAACTGTTTAAAGAAGTATTTGGAAGGAACAATATATAAAGAGACAAATGAAGCTGGTGAGATTGTGAGAGAAGTGTTGGGTGTGAGTAAGATATTTGATCCTGTATTACTTGAAGAAGTTATTCAGTACAATGACTCAGGTAACTTTGACCGTATCATTGCTGCAGAACTAGCTATTGCTCAAGCACTTAAGATGGATCCTATATTTGGAAAGATTGGTGGGTCTAGTGATGATAGAGTGAAAGCAATGCATTCAGGAACACCAAAGAACCCTTTATTTTCTACATCAAGAGGAATATTTAATAACAGAAAACGTAAACTTTTTACATAATGGCAATTATACGGTATACAAAAGATGCTACGATTAGGTATGCATATTTAAATATATTTCCAGATCAGTTCAAAACTGAGAAGGAGAAGCAAGATGAGAGTTGGATTAAAAACACAATGGACTATTTTGCCAACAAATCATACGCTGAGTATGTGAAGAACAGAGACACCTTTGTCAAGAACTATGATCTTGTCAAGGGTATTTTGCGTATGGAGGATTTCTATCAAGAGCCTGTTGTAAGTAGCTTTACACAAACATTGGAAGCTAACTTAAATCTTCCTGCATATGTAAAAATGTATTCCATCATCACCACTCCTCTTAATGAGTTAGTTGGTGAGATTTCTAAAAGACCAGATGCTTTCCGTGTGAAGGCATTTGATGATGATAGTCAAGCTGAAGAACTAGAATTCAAAACTGGTATTCTACAGGAATATGTTATCAATCAAGCTAAACAAAAAATCTTAAATCAAGCTCAGTTAAACGGAGAGGAATTAGAAGAAGAAGAAGTTCAGCAAATGACAATGGAGCAAGTGAAAGATGAGCTAGATAGCTACACATCTATTGCTGAGAAATGGGCTAACCATATTCTTACATGTCAGAAGGCAGAGTTTAATCTTAAAGAGAAATCAGAAGATGCCTTCAGAGATATGTTAATTTCAGCTAGAGAGTTCTATCATATATATGAGGACAACTCTAAACTTGGTTTTAATATTGAGGTGGCTAACCCTAAGAACACTTGGTTCTTAACCACTCCAGATAGAAAATATGTTTCAGATCCTACAGGTAGAGCACAAGGAGCTTATGCTGCTGGTACTGTACAAGTGATGGAACTATCTGAAATTATTGAGGCTGTTCCAGATATTACTAAAGAAGAAATAGATCACTTACGTAGTTCATTACAAGACTATGGTTTGATTAATGTACGTGAATCTAATCTTGGTAATCCAGATGCAACTCCTGGTATTGATTCAGTACAATATGATACATACGATCCTCTTGTTCTACAAACAAGAATGATCATTGAATCAGAGATGAAAGAAAACGATGATGGACTTAAAGACTTCTTAGGACTTACATCTAACGTAAGCTCATTTGGTTATAAGTATGTTGTTGTTAGATGCTATTGGATTTCTAAGAAAAAGATTGGTAAACTAATCTACTTAGATGAGATGGGTAATGAGCAGTCTATGCTTGTTGATGAAAACTATAAGAGTAAGACAATTCCTACAGAAGTTTCTCTAGAGTGGGGTTGGATTAACCAATGGTATCAGGGTATTAAGATTGGTCCAGACATCTATCACATTAAACCATACAAACTATTAAGCTATTGTCCTATCATTGGATTGGTTCATGAGGTTAAGAATACAGAAGCTAAGAGCTTAGTAGACTTAATGAAACCATTCCAGGTGTTATATAATGTATGTATGAACCAGCTTTACACACTTCTTGAGAAGGAAGTTGGTAAGGTGTATTTAACATCCATCAGACACATTCCTGTTCCTAAGGATGGTGATGCTCAAGATGCTTTAGATGTGTGGGAACTAGAAGCTCGTAACAGAGGAGTTGTGTTTATCGATGACTCTCCTGAAAACTTAAAGAGTCCTTCTAGCTTTAACCAGTTTAGAGATATTGACCTTACACGTACGCAGGAGATTCAATCTCGTTACACATTAGCCATGCAGTTAAAAACTGAGTGTTGGGAACTAGTAGGTATGTCTAGACAAAGAATGGGATCTGTATCAGCTAGTGAGAGTGCTACAGGTACAAACGCAGCTCTTACACAATCTTATTCTCAAACAGAACCTTTATTTGTAGCTCATGAATATGTTCTTGGTCAATTGTACCAAGCTATCATTGATGCTGCTTTATATGTAGAATCTAGTAAACCACAATCCACCCTATCATACATTACATCTGATGGAGAGTCTGCTTTTGTACAGGTGAATGGATCTGATCTCAGATTCCGTGACCTTAAAGTGTTCTTAACTAATCGTCCTGAAGATCAGAAGATGTTTAACGAATTACGTGGATTGTCTCAAGCTGTTATACAAAATGGTGGTTCATTACATGATATCATTGAACTTTACAGCACTGATTCTGTACGTCAGATGAAAAAGGTGTTTAAGAGTCTTAAGGATAAGCAAGACGCTATGCAACAACAACAGTTGGATATGCAACAGCAACAACAAGAGCAACAACAAGAGCAAGCTATGGCTCAACTTCAACAAGCTCAAGCATCTCAAGAAAGACAATTGGCTAATGATAACTATCAAAAGGAACTTGATAGAATTAATAAGAAGGAGATTGCACTTATTGCTGCTGAATCAAAATCAGGTCCTCTATCTGATGTAGATGCATCTGGAACTCCTGATGTATTGGAAATCAATAGGTTAGCATTTGAGCAATCAAGAGCTGCTAAGGATTATGAAACAAAGATGAGTGATATTCAATCTAAGAATGCATTAGCTGTTCAGAAACTACAAATTGAAAGAGAAAAGCTAAAAGTGGCTAGAGAGAACCAAGCAAATGATTTAGCTGTTGCTAAAGAGAATGCTAAGGGAAGAGCAAATAAGAAAACTAAATAATTATGTTAGATAGGCTAATTGATGTTGTGTTACAATTTGGTTCAGACGTACTCCCTGGTATTATTATTAGGGATTATGAGGAGGCTGTACTTCTAAGATTTGGTAAATTTAAAAAGGTGTTAAAACCTGGGTTCCACCCAAAGATACCATTTGCAGATGAGGTAATTGAGCAACATGTCGTTGTGACAACATTAAGTCTTCCAGCACAATCTTTGTACACTAGTGATAAACAGAACATTGTTGTCAAGGGTGTAATTAAATACAAGATATCAGATGTGAAAACATTTCTGTTAGAAGTGTTTGATGCCCAAGATGCAATAGCTGATATGTCACAAAGTGTAATAAAAAACGTAATCATGTCTATGTCCATGGAAGAGTGTACAGATACAGAACTTGATAACACTTTGACAAAGAAAGTAAGGGTTGAGGCAAGGAAATGGGGTGTTGACATTCAACAAGTTACACTCACTGATTTAGCTCCAATTAGGAGTTATAGGCTAATAAATGACACAATTACAAACAATCTTGATTAGAGTGAATTACATTAATGCTATATTATCGTGAATAATGAGCCTTATAATGCACTACCTCTTTGGTATTAAATTAGAATAATATACTTTTACATCTGAAAACCAATAATAAAATAAACTACATATGGCTGAAAATCTAGACAACCCGTCAATGGGAAACTTTAGTATTCAAGATACTATGGAAATGGGCATGGGAAACCAAGAGCTTTTAAGTGACTTATTTGCTCCTGAGACTTCTACTACCAATCCTGATGATATCCAAGATATTAAAGATGAACCTGCTCCTGCACCTAAACCTGCAAAGAAGACACCAGCTCCTGCTGCTGCTCCAGAAGAGAATGATGAGGAAGATAAAAAAGATAATACAAAGTCTTTACAGGACTTTTTACTAGGTGGAGATGATGAAGAGGAAGATGATGAAGACTCCCCTGCTCCAGCTCCCAAAGCAAAAGCTCCTGTAGATACAGAAGATGATGATGAAGAAACAGAAGGTGATGAACCAACTAGTGCATTCACATCTCTATCTAAAGACCTTTTCAAACTTGGTGTATTTACCAATGATGATGAAGAAGAAGAAACTGCAATTTCCACTCCTGAAGAATTTCTTGAGCGTTTCCAAGCTGAGAAGAAGAAAGGAGCTATTGAGGTGGTAAACAACTTCATTGGTCAATTTGGAGAAGATTATCAACAAGCATTTGATGCCATATTTGTAAAAGGAGTAGATCCAAAAGAGTATTTCGGTACTTATAATAATATAAAGAGTTTTGCTGAGATGGACTTAGCAGACGAATCTAACCAAGTTGCAGTAATTAAACAAGCACTCTCTGATCAAGGATTTGATCCTGAGGATGTTACAACAGAAGTTGAAAGACTTAAGAATTACGGTGATTTGGAAACTGTTGCTACTAAACACCACAAAGTGTTGGTTAAGAAAGAAGCAGCAAAGCTCCAACAAATGGAGCAAGAAAACGAAAGAAGATTACAACAGCAAGCTGCTGTTAAACAGCAATACTTTCAAAACGTTCAGTCAGTATTACAAGAAAAACTAAAAACAAAAGAGTTTGACGGTATTCCTCTGAACCCTAAATTGGCTGGTGAACTACAAGATTTCCTGTTAGTAGATAAGTATAAGACAGCATCTGGTGAGACTCTCACAGATTTTGATCGCACTATTCTAGAACTTAAACGTCCAGAAAACCATGCAACAAAGGTTAAGATTGGACTTCTATTAAAGATTTTAGAAAAGGATCCTACATTATCTACAATACAAAAGACTGGTATCACCAAAAAGTCAAATGAATTGTTTGGTGAAGTTGCTAGACAAGTTAGCAAAAGTTCTACAAAAACAGGAAATAAGCCTAAGCCTACAACTTCATGGTTTCAATAAACAATTTATAAACATTAATTAAAAAAATAACAAAATGGCAATTCAAACAATCCCAGGTTTAACTGGATTTACGTATGCTCGCGTTGCTTCTATGGACAAGCGTGCAGTAGGTAAGTTAACAGATTCTAACCACTTGGAGAGTTTTCACTCAACTGAGCCAGCAGATTATGATAAGAAAATTATCAGTTTGTATACTCAGAGTTCTCTTTACAGTAATGACTTCTTGGATATGATTAACAAGAGCACTCCTTACTATATCGATAATAACAGTGATGCTTGGAAGTGGCAAGTACAAGTTCCTTACAAGTTTCCAAAAATCATTGACATCCCTGATACCACTCTAGCTTTAGATAAGCCAGGTATCGATGGTCAAGAATTTTCTCTTGTAATTGACACAAATGAGTTTTCTAAGAACGCTATTGTTTCTGTAGGTACTCGTCAGTATGGTCCTCGTTTCTACGTTATCAAAGATCCTCAACCTTGGAACGCTGGTTTCTTGTACACATTCACTCTTGTGACTGACAACCCTCAAGTAGATTACGTAAGTGCTACTTTCTTACAAACTGGTATCGAACTAGAATTAGTTGATGCTGCTATCGGTGAATTCGATCAAGACTTATTAGGTCTTCCTCGTTTAGGTGAGCAAATCACTATGTTTGAATCTTTAGGTTCTGCATATGGTTATGAGCACAAAATCACTGAGTGGGCTGATGACAAAATGATGCGTGATGCTTCTGGTAAGCCTCTTGACATCTTAGTATATGCTCCACAAAGACGTAACCAATTACCTTTAACTCGTAACGATGTTAAATGGGAACCATTTATTGAGTTCTGGATGCGTAAGTCTATGTTAGAATTAAAAGTTAAGCGTATGATCTGGGCTAAGCCTGGTACCGTGAAGACTAATGGTTCTAAGCAAGAATTAAAGCGTACATCTGCTGGTGTATACCACAGAATGCGTAATAACGGTAACTTAGTACAATACAACCGTGGTGAGTTCACTGCAAACTTGATTCGTTCAGTGTTTGGTGACTTATTCTACAGACGTGTTGATGTTAAGGATCGTAGAGTTAAAATGTACACTAACGAAGCTGGTTTCGATGTGTTCCAACAAGCTCTTAAAAATGATGCACTTAATTCTGGTTTAACTTTCATGGCTGATTCTGGTAATCGTTACATGCAAGGAGAAGGTCAACACATCACTTACAACTTTGCATTCGATGCAATGGTTACACGTGAAACAGGTCGTGTTGAACTAATTCACTTAAAAGAATTAGATCTTCCTCAAACTAACTTAGAATTCGGTCAGAACAAAAAATCTACTCCTGTATTCATGGTGTTTGATGTATCTCCAATGAGCGATGGTTCAATGGTAAACAACATCCGTGAAGTACGTATGAAGGGTGCTCCTTCAATGACTTGGGGTTATATCGATGGAACTCGTCACCACTTAGGTTTTGCTAAGTCTCAAGGTATGAGTTCTGCGAACAAATTCCCTGGTTATGAGATTTGGATGAAAGACCGTTGTGATGTATTCATTGAAGATTTATCACGTACAGTATTGATCGAAGAAATACCACAATTCTAATCTAAGGATTAGAAATAACCTACCGAGAAGAATTCCCCCCCACTACTCCACGTGGGGGAGTCTTCTCACACAGATGGATGGATACAGATTATATTTCTGTATGGCACTCTCTTCGCTGAGAACCCATCTGCTAAAACAAACCAATAAAATTAACTACATATGGGTAAGATAGGAAAAATCTCTACATTAAAGAAAGATTACAACAACTCTCAGTTACAAACTATGCAAGGTGGACTTGCACAGAAAGGTTTAACCAGGATCCCTGGAACAGGTGTATTTAAGTATCCTTACAAGGAACTTGATGGACAGTACAGAACTGGATTAGATCCAAATGCTGCATATATTCGCAGAATGGGTGATAGTCTTGAAAGAGAAATGGAAGTTGAAAGAGTTACAGCACTTAAACAAAAACTTGAATCTGCTTTAGGTGATGTTGATTTAAGTCCTCGTTCTAGTTTCTGGAACTATGGATTGTCTACATCTACAGATGATACATTACATGTACAAGCTGTTAAGTTGATGGATGGTGATAACTACTTTGATTTCTCTAATCCTTTTCAAGAATTAGCTTTTGCATGGTTAAGAGTTCATCCAACAATTGCCTCTAGTTATCAGGCTTGGGAACGTGGTGAAGTTCCTGCAGATACACAATTTTACGTTGCTGATGATGAAATTGAAAATGCAGTGATATTCAAGAAGAAACAATTGATCAACAAGGCTATTGTCAAGTTTGATTCAATGAGTCCTGAGAAGAAACGCAAGGTGGCAAGATTGTTAGGATTACCTGTTACAGAAGATACTAAAGAAGATTCTGTATACAATCAGGTAGATAACCTATTAAAACAAACAGAATTCAAGAATGGTAAACATGCTGGTTTAAACCCTGTAGAGGTGTTCAGCAGATTTGCAGATATGAAGGAAAACTTACTCCATATTAAAGACTTGGTTAAGCAGGCTATTGCTCACTCAGTATATCGTTTAAAACCTAATGGTAAGGTGTACGAAGGTGAATTTGAGATTGCTAAGGATGAAGATGATTTAGTTAAATTCCTTGCTGATGAAGATAACCAAGACGAATTATTAACCTTGGAAGGAAAATTAAAAACTAAGAAAATAGCTTCTGTATGATACCTGTAGATAGTTTATTATATAAAATTGACCAGAAACTAAATAAACTATCAACTAACGAACATCAACAAATTAACTTAGAAGATAAAATCTTGGCTTTGAATGAAGCTCAGATCAAGTTGATTAAACAGAAGGTTGACGGTCAAAACACAATTTCTGGTCTGGGTCTAGATGCTTTTAAAAAGCGTTATGAAGACCTACAAAGTTTGGTGGTAAATTATAACCATCAACCCCTAGATTTAACATTGCTAAATGCTGAGTTAAATCAATGGAAAGCAAACATACACTTACTCACTCCAAAATACATGTTCTATATAGATAGTTATGTACTTGCGGATAAGGGTAGATGTACAGATAGAAAAATATGGATTAATAGAGATCTTGCTAAACATGGTGATTTGCAATTTTGTTTAACTAACACTCACTATAGACCATCATTTGAATATCAAGAAACGTTTAATTCTATATCTTCTGATGAGATTTCTGTATTTACTGATGGTACATTTACACCTAAGCAAATATATGTATCGTACATGAGATACCCAGTGTACATTAATAAAACTGGATATGTTATGTTAGACGGACAGAATTCTTTTGATCAAGACTGTGAACTAGAAACATACCTAGAAGATGAGTTGTTAGACTTAACAGTTCAAAACCTAGCGATGTATACAGAGAATCAATCTGCAGTTCAAAGTGCACAGTTTAGAATTCAGACAAACGAATAGTTATTTTCACAATTAAAATAAAATAAAATGGCTGATTTTTCATTAACTACCCTCTTCGTAGTTCCAGTAGGAAACACTCTACCTAGCTCTGGTTCTACGCAAAACTTGACCGCAGGTCAGTTTGGTATCTTTAGAAGCGATTACTCTGTAGCTACTGCAGGTAACATTGCTGCTAAACCGTACTTCTATTTAGCTCAAGGTAGAGTTAACACTTATTTACAAGGATCTAAGCGTTCAGACAAAATTTCTGGATGTCCTACAGGTTCTTCTTGCAAATCTAACGTAACAGAATGGTACAAGGTGACTGGTAACCCAGTTGCTTCTAACCAAGTAACTCAAATTGGTAACTTTAACGTTAAACCAGGTGATGTTGTAACATTCACATTACGTGCTCATTCTTCTTACATTGACACATTGTATTTCAACGGTTTTACCCGTTCTATTACAGTTGTTGCTCCTTGTTTAGAGTGTGGTGGCGATCCTTGTGCAGACGTTGATGTTCCTGCTTTCATTGATCAAGCTATCTTAAAGTTTGAACAAGAAGCTCCAGGTAACAACCCTGACAACATTAGCTTCAACACTTTCTATCAATTCCAAAGAGTTGGTAACGATCAAAACGCTAAGTTAGTTATCTCTGGTAAACCATTAACTAAATATGGTCAACCATGTGATGTTGCTGCTTTCCCTTGGGAATACGATCGTATGTACTTCCGTACTTTCGTGTACAGTGGACCAGCTACAACTGCTGACTTCATTGTTGCTGACAATTGTAACATCGTTGCTGAGGCTGTAGTTACTCAACGTGCTTCTTATGTATCTGGTACTTCAGATGAGATTAAGCAATTAGAGAAAAACTTCTATAGCTATCAAGCTGGTTACCTTAAGCATTTGTACAGAATGGTTGGTTACAACGAGAACTTTGAGTCTTGGGTAACTGATGGTACTACTTATGACACTTATTACATTAAGTTTAATGAGTATAACAGATCTGAGTATCAGTGGGGCGATTATATCTACGAAGATAGTACAGTTATTCTTGCTATCCCTAGTGGTGCAACTGCTGCAATCGAGGCAATTTTAGTTGCTGCTTTAGGTGCTGTTACTGATGAGAGCGGTCCTATCACAAGTACTACTTCTACTACAACTACTGTTTGGCCTAGTACTTCAACAACAACTACTTTGATTCCTTAATAGAATAAAAGTAGAATCATATAACCTATGCCAGAGGGTGAGAGGATATTTCTCAAGTCCTCTGGCATATTTATTTTAAAGACATGACCTTAGATATACTAGTAGTACCAACTTATAATACATTAACATTAGGTGTGGCTGATGCATCAACTTATGATACAGATCCTCCTGTTGTTTCTTCTCCAACTCTTGAAGTAACAATGCCTGGATTTGATCCTGTATTTGTACCATTCAATGTTAATGACTTTAATATATTTAACTCAGCCTCATTAGGACTTAGTGTTGTAGGAGCTCCTTTAATTGCTTTACCTGATGGAATCTATACATTAACATATTCTGTTGCTCCTGCATATCTGAACTATGTTACAAAGACTATCATTCGTGTTGATCAATTACAAGAAAAGTTTGACAATGCTTTCATGAAACTTGATATGATGGAATGTGATCTTGCTATCAAGACACAGGCTAAGGTGAATTTAAATAGTGTATACTACATGATTCAAGGTTCTATTGCTGCAGCTAATAACTGTGCTGTAGACACTTCTAACAAACTGTATATACAAGCAGATAGAATGCTTAACAACTTTATTAGAACCAATTGTGGTTGTTCAGGAAATAACTACATAATTAATTTTCAATAAAATGGCAAACTGTAGAGACTGTGGCATCAAAGTAGGATGTGGATGTCAATTAATTAATGGCTTATGTTCAGCATGTAATTATAAGCTGAAGCAAGCAACTCAAAGAATAAAAAATGTTATCACCAAGGCTTACAAACTGTATTGATTGTACAACTATTCCTGTACTATTAACTGATATTGATTGCAAGTTAACAGACTTGGCAAATAATCAATATAATAATATCGTATTCTCTTTAAACTATCCTGTACCAGGAGTTGTAATTGGTGACTTACTAAACTATAAAAGGATCTTAACTTACAAGTTTTGTAACCCTGACTATGCTAGTCAATTTACCGTAAAGATGATAGCGAGTAAAGTAAAAATCTTAATTCATAAATAATTTATAAAATGTCTTGTACAAATTGTTATAACGGTTGTGTAGAGATTGTTTCTGATAAATGTGTTAGATATACAGGAGATTCTATTCCTTCTTTAGAAATAGAAACTGGTGATAACCTTCTTGTTGTAGAGCAAGCTCTTATTAATAAAGTGATTAGTTTCTTAGATGGATCAGGGATTTCTATCGATATAGATCCAGATGATTATTGTGAGCTAGTTACAAAATATCTTTCTCCTTGTTATCCTACGTGTGGAACTCCTTCTGCTTTAGAATTATTTACAGCTTTAGTAAAAGCTGCGTGTGATTTACAGGTACAAGTTGATGCTGTAGAAGCTGACATTGCTATATTGAATGCAAACTATGACGTAGATTGTCTTACAGGTGTAACATCTACTTCTGATACACATGCTGTTGTTCAAGCTGTTATTACAAAGCTTTGTGACCTAGGTGTAGACCTAGCTGCATTAGCTCTTGATTTAGATACAAACTATGTAAAGCTTGCTGACTTAAACACTCTAATTCAAGCTTACTTAGATAGTCTTGCTCCTACACAGAACTATACAAAGATGGTTCCTTATACAGCTGTAGAATACTATGGCCCATTAAGTTACTTTGATATAACTGGTGCAGGAATTCCTGCTGATGGGTTTGATAAAATCTACCTATGTAATGGCTTAAATGGAACTCCTGATAAAAGAGGACGTGTTGCTGTAGGTGCTATTGTTGGTGTAGGTGGTGGAGCTCTAGATGCTGCTGTTAACCCTATTAATATTGGTAACCCTAACTATGCTCTTGGAGATGGTGGTGGTGCTAACACTATAATATTAAACAGCACACAAATCCCTGCACACTCACATTCTGCCACAGTAACTATTACAGATCCTGGACATGCTCACTATGTAGGACAAGGTGGTATTACTGGTGGTGGCGGAACAATTGGTATTTCTAGTAACTCTCCATTTAATGTAATTAGTGACCAAGGAACTCCAGTTGTTAAAACAAACATTAGTGTAAATGTAACTAATGGTAATACAGGTGGTGGATTAGGTCATGCTAACATTCAGCCTGTACGTGCATGTTACTACATCATGTACATTCCTTAATCGATTAAACTAAATTATAATGGCTTGCGTACCTGGTACCCCTTGCTTTGAGAATACAGTGAATGCCTATTATCCACAGCAATGTAATAATGGAGCATTTGCTGGTTATCCTATTCCTACATCAGCTGTTCAATATAATGGCCCAGATCTTCCTAATTCAGGAATTGATACAGGGGATATATTGACATTAGCTTTGCAGAAACTAGATAACGCACTTGAACCTATAGAACTAGTACAAACCCTTATCACTGTAATCAATCAGAACCCATCTTTAAAGGTGATGTTCTGTACATTGGTAAACTCTTGTGCCATCACTCCTACAACCTCTACAACATCAACAACCACTACAATAACACCAACCACTACTACAACATCTACATCTAGTTCTACATCAACAACAAGTAGCACATCTACTAGTACATCAACATCTACTAGTACATCAACTTCTACTACTACTACAACCACTACAATACCTCCTACAACAACTACTACTAGCAGTAGCACAAGTAGCACAACTACAATCACTACTACAGCTACTCCAACAACAACTACAACTACAACAGATGCTCCTGGTTATATAATTGGTGAGGCAGCAGAAGGTGGTATCATTTCATACATTTTACAACCAGGAGATCCTGGATATGATCCACTTGTTCAACATGGACTAGTAGCTGCTGTATCAGATGTTTCAACAGGTGCAATCTGGGGATGTGAAGGCACTTCTATATCAACTGGAATTTCAGTAGGTACAGGAGCTCAAAATACATTAAATATAGTAGCAGGATGTCCAACAGCAGGAATAGCTGCTAAGTTATGTAATGATTTAGTAGAATCAGGTTACTCTGATTGGTATTTACCAAGTCAAGAGGAATTAAGTAGAATATATACAAATAGAGCTATAATTGGTGTTTTTGCAAATGCTCAATATTGGAATTCTACAGAGGGTGGCGCAAACTTTGCAGGTTCTATGGACTTTTCAGGTACAGGTGGATATGTTACAGTTAAGAGTAATTTATATCATGTTAAAGGGGTAAGAAGTTTCTAATATTAAAATCAATAAATAAATTATGACAGTATTAATTACATTAACAACAGCTGGTTCTTCAACAGGACCATTTAGTCTATATTCAAATGTAGATTCTTATTCTGTACCATTTGAAACAGGTGTATCAAAATCTAGCTTATTGGCTGGATATACATCTGTATTAGTTCCAAACGGTACAACAATCGTTCGTGTTATGTCTACAGGAACATGTACAAACTATACAGATATATCTATAGTGCCATGTACTACCACAACTACAACATCTAGTACATCTAGCACCACAACAACTACTACTACAGCTGCTCCGTGTTTAGAGATATATTTATATCCTGCAAATGCCACTGCATGTGCTCATTTAGGAAGCTTAACATTATTTGATGTAGATAACATTTTATCTCCTACAAGACTTTGGGTAGCTGGTGAATGCGGAATAACTCCTGTAGTGGGAGGTAACCAATGGTACTCTCAAGGAGCTGGTGCAGATAGCTATCAAGTAGATAACGGTGGATTCATTGTTGCTACAACAGCGTGTCCTTAACATAATCAAAAACCTTGTTTTGTTGGTTTTACAAGGTGTCCCCTGGCCTTTCTAGGCTGGGGGTTTTTGTTTAAACTCTAATCAAATTGATTAATGTATATAATTAAATTGGTTAATTAAATTTTGTAAATGTCAAAATTAGTTCGTACCTTTACACTAATTTTAACTAAATTAAACTATGTATGTCTGAAAATCAATCATTGTTACAACAACTAGAAGAGATTTTACATTGGAAAAAGAGTAAACAATTCTATGCTGATAAGCTTGGAATTACAGAGTTTGAGGTTGATGAGTTATTAAAAGAATTAAGAAATCAAGAGAAGAGTGAGGAAGATGCTGAGATTGGAAATTACATTGCTGAGCTAGAGAATGTAATAGTTAAGTTTACAGAGGACATTAGTAAAGGTGTTGGTGAGGTGATAGCTAACTTTAGCGAAGAGGTTAAGAGCTTAGATGAACTTATTGAGAAGTGTCACATAGACACAGATAAATGGGAAATAACTAAATATGTACAGAACTTCTGGGGGAATGGTGGAAATCCTCATTGGCAGGTTAAAGCCTGGCTAGCAAAGAAGTCTGCAGAGCAAGTTTTTCAAGATAGCTTTGTGGACTTTTTAGCTTCATATCAGCCTGTTAGTCAGGAAGTTATGAGTCCTAAGTTTACTCCAGAGAAACCAAATGGTATGTTAGTTATCAACAAACAAGACTCTCATTTAAACAAATGGGATGTAGATGGTAATAACAATATAGTAGATAGACTAGCTAAGATTATGTATAAGGTGGAAGTGATAGCTGCACAAGCTCAACTTTCAAACAACCTAGAAGAAATCACATACATTATTGGCTCAGATGAGTTTAATAGTGAATACACCAATGCAACTACAAAAGGAACCCCTCAACAAAATACACATACATATCAAACTTCATTTGAGTATATATGTGACCATGAGGTGTTAATGATTACAATGTTATTACAATACGCTAAACATGTTAATGTGGTGTATGTAGCTGGTAATCATGATGAGTTTGTAGGATGGCATATGGTTAACTGGTTACAAACGTATTTTAGAAATACAGATAGACTTACAATTGATAGCTCTCCTAAATACAGAAAGTATGTAAGTTATGGCAATTCAGCATTAATGTTCAATCATGGGGATGCTATTAAGCCAGCTAAACTTGCAGGACTGTTCCCAATAGAATATAGAGACCAATGGTCATTCCACCATAACTTCTATATATTCACAGGAGATAAGCACCATGAAGTGAGTCATGATTTTAACGGTATTAAATTTTACCAAATTCCAGCTTTCTCAAATGCTAAAAGCCTTTGGGATGATAAGAATGGTCACACAATGTCTAAAGGTGAAGTGACAGCATTCTTAATCGATCAAGCTGAGGGAATGACAAATATATTCAAACAGTATTTATAATGGCAACTTTAAGGAAATTAGTTTCAGATGTGCGTTCAATGCACAAATTGTTATCAACAGATAACTTAATCACTGATAGAGTGGTTGCATCTGAGATTAAGAACAACACACTTTTATTAGTAAAACGTGAAACAAATCTCAGGAAGCTTTGGGCTACTGATACTTTGTTTACTACCATTCCTTGTTTGGAATTGGTAGAAGTTCCTATTTCTGAATGTTGTGATTATGTGGATCCTTGTACTGTAGCTAGAACAAAATATAAACTTCCTCGTATCTGCGAGGGTAATTATCAATACCTCATTCAAGGTGTTTATTCAATAAACGCTATGAGTGGGCAAGGCAAAAAGTTAAAAGAGGTTACTATCAATAGATATTTAAATCTCTTAAAACTTCCAATCATCAAGAATGAGCAATACTACTGGATTGCTAATGGAGGATATTTATATGTAAATAATCCTTTGTTACAAGCTGTTAGAATTTCTGCTTTCTTTGAAGAAGATGTTCCTAATGAGATCATGTTTGCTGAATGTTGTTGCAGTGATAATATTAATCTAGAAGACTATTGTAAAAACCCTCTAGATAAAGAATATGGCTGCCCTGGTTATTTAGAAAAGCAAGTGCTAGAACTGACATCTCAAAAGCTGTTATCAACCTATTTCAGATTGAAAACAGATCAAACATCAGATGGGGTGGATGGTCAAGCACCAAACACAACCAATGCAAACTAATGCGAACAAAAGTTGATTGGAGAAGCTCCAGTAAAGAAAACTACAATAATTTCTGTAAAAAGAACCCTTCCGTAAAAATCTCATTTGACCAATGGAGAAACATCATCTATTTGTACAATGAGAGCTTCAAGAACTATATTCTAGAAACTGGAGAGAAAGCAAAACTTCCTTTTGGATTTGGTGACTTCTCAATCAATAAGAAGAAGAGGAAAAAGATGAAACTAATCGATGGTAAAGAGTTTGTTAACCTACCAGTTGATTGGAAAAGATCTAAAGAGAAGGGTAAAATAATCTACAACTTTAATTACCACACCGAAGGATATTTCTTTGGATGGATGTGGTTTAGAGAATCAGCCAGATTCAAGAACATGAAACTCTGGTATTTCAAACCATCTCGTACAACCTCTCGGTTGTTATCTCACTACCTAAAAACCAACGATCAATATCAACATATCTACAGAGAATGGAAAAAATAAAATAAAATAAATGTCATATTACTACAAGTATAACTTCATCTCCCCTGAGCCTGTCTATTCGACTGTGAAAGAAGAGTTTAAAAGCTACTTCGATACAGGTGCTGTAGATGATTTGTTATTCCCTACATACCTGGATAAATGTCTTAGGAAACTAGGAAGGTCTTCTTATGTTATTAGCGAACAGCTTCTATATATTGAGGACTTTGAAGCTAGGCTTCCTGATAACTTCTTTGCTGTAAGAGAAGCTTGGTTGTGTACATCAATCCCTGGCTATCCTTATCAAACAGCTAATTCATTCTATTCTCAAGCAGCTTCTCAAACAACAATACAGGTGAGTCCTGTTATTTCTGGAGGAGCTCCTTGTACCAATTTAGAATGTACAACAGGTTGTCCTACGTGCATGCCTGAGCTTATTCAAGCTGTATATAAGACCAATCAACAAGTGGCTGTACAATATCATAGACAATACTTATTAAAACCAGGTAACATCTCTGTACAAGCACATTGTGCATTAGACTGTGCAAACTTTGGTAGCTCTGCTGCAGATTCATTTGACATTAGAGATAATAAGTTTGTAACCAATTTTAGAAATGGTGTTGTTCATTTGATATTCTATTCTACAGCTTATGATGGAATAGGTAATCAATTGATTCCAGATAACTATCGTGTTAGAGAGTTTGTAGAAGCTTTTATCAAATACAAAATGATAGAAACGCTGACCAACCAAACTAATGATGAAACATACAATCAGCTAGAGAAGAAGATGATGAACTATAAACAGATGGCTGATGAAGCATTTATCATGGCTGATATTGAGGTGAAGAAACAAGATGCTTGGGCTAAGCAAAGAAGAATCATCCAAGACTTAAACAGATTTAACAGATTCGAACTACCAAATAGAAGTTACAGATATGGCTGGAGAAGAAACAACTAATATTAAACAAGAGTATAACAATGCTACTTCTGGTTTGAATCTGGATCAATCTGTAAATCAGGTTGAGAAGGGTAAGCTTACGTATGCATTGAATGCTAGTGTTGAGAACTTTGACTCAGATTCTGTTAACTATCAGAATGAGCCAGGTAATGAGTTATGTCTAGACTTTCCTACAAACTATCATTTAATAGGAACTCATTTCATTGGTGAACAAAATAAACATATATTCTTCCTAGCTAATCCTGAAACAGGAGATAGTCAGATTGGATATATGGATAACAATGATTGCGTATACCGTGTATACGTGAGTGCTAAATGTTTAGGCTTTGATATAAAATATCCTATTCTAAAAGCTGTTCACAAGATTACCAATTGCACTACAGAAGTGTATTGGACAGATGGTATTAATCCTAGAAGATACATAGATTTAAATAATATTCCATATAAGTTAGCTCCTACAGCTGATTTATGTGATCCTATTTATACTAATGAACTTGATTGTAATCAATTAAACGTTCAGCCTAATTTTAATATTCCTTCATTAGATGTAACTGATGTTACAAATGGTGGTGACCTCACTGCTGGTACATATCAGTTTGCTATTCAATATTGTGATGCTTCTGGTAACGCATATACATCTTTCTATTCTATTACCAATCCTACACCTATTGCTGACACTCAAGTTACCACACTAGATTTTAACTATCAAGTGGGTAAGTCTATTATAGTTAGTGTTGGTAATCTAGATACTAGTGGACAGTTCCAATATTTCAACCTTGCTGTAATTAAAACAGTGAATGGTATATCTTCTGTAGAGCTAGCTGGAACTTATTTTATAGAAGACAGCAATAGAAATATAACTTATACAGGACAGAATGTTACACAGATTCGCCTCACTATTAATGAGATATTTGAGAAGTATCCATATTACGAGATAGCTCAAGACTTAACCACTGCCCAAGATATTCTTATTTGGGACAATCTTACCTCTGTAGATAGAATTAACTATCAATCAATTGCTAGTCAAATTGATCTTAAATGGGAAACTTATAGAATCCCTAGTACAGAAACCTATGCTGATGAACTAAATGCTACAAATCTTAGAGGTTATCTAAGAGATGAGGTGTATGCATTTGAAATAGTTTTCTTATTAAGTAATGGTAAGCAAACAGATGGTTTTCACATTCCTGGTAGAATGATTACTGCTAACGAAGGTTCTCAACCAGATGTACCAAGCACTAATCCTGACTTTATTGGAGATGGTACAAGTGCACCTTATTGGAAGATTTACAATACAGGTTCTGTAACAGGATTTTCTCCTGGATACTCAACAAGCCAATCATACAAAGGACCTTACCAATACGGTGAGTTTGCTTATTGGGAATCAACTGAAACATATCCATGTAATGTAGATGTATGGGGTGACCTTGCTAATCAACCAATTAGACATCATAAATTCCCTGATGTACTTATAAGTCCTATATTTGAAAGTCCTACATATACATTAGGATCAGGATTTACACCAGTGATGCAAAGTGATGCTGTTTTTCCAATAGGTGTACAGATTGATGTTCAACAAGTTGCATATTTAGTGTATGCATCTAATCTTACAAAGGCACAGAAAGAAAGCATTGCAGGATTTAAGATTGTAAGAGGAGATAGAAACACAAATAAATCTATTGTAGCTAAGGGTATTCTTAGAAACGTAGGTAAGTATAATAGAGAAGAAACAGAATTCTACTTCCCTAACTATCCATATAATGATCTTAATAAGGATGAATTTCTTCTTGATAACAATAATGGTTATCTTGATCAATGTATCACTTATGATATATTTACAAATTCAAATACTGTTATACAATATACAGATTGTTTTTCAAATACAATAAAGACTGAAACATTACAAATTGGAAATACTGTAAAGATTTGTTCTCTTAGCACTCCTGTAATTGTAAGTGGAACAGCTACTATTGCTGTAGTAATATATAATACATATAATTTAACAAGTCAATTAACTACAGAATTTAAATATAAAGATCCATATACAAACGCATTTGCACAAATTACAGTGACAGGTAATGGATTGCAACAAGTTAATTCAACAATACTCCCAACATATTTATATGGATCAACTAGTTATAGCGTTACTCAAAATGCAACAAAGAACTCACTTTGTTATCCTAATAAGTTAGATGCATTTGCTACAGATGAGTCTAAATACAGAATGGTATTTAACTCACCTGAAACATCTTTTGGACAACCTTTCTTAGGATCTATTCTTAAGCTTGAGAACGTTATGTTTGGTGCTGGTATAGCTCACTTTGTAGAGGTTAAGAAGAACGCTATGTATAAGCTTCTCACAGCAGAGGCTCAACAGGATGCTCTTGGATCTAGTGAAGTTATTGGTCGTATAACAACACCATTTAGTGCTTCAGCAATGTTTGCTGCATACCAAGCATATCTAACTATATACATAAATGGAATCACTAGAAGAAACTATGCTTATTCATTTAACTCAATAGCTAGTTATGATTACAGTGGAGCTATTGATAACAATCTAGGTATCAAACAAAGACAACTAGATAAGTATCAATACGTTATACCAGGTGTGCAATCTGTAAGTGATTTACATGACTTCAACAACTTTAATAGAGAATCCTCTGTATACCTAAAGACAGTTGATACTAGAGATGGTTCATCAGTGATACCTCTACCATTCCCTAATCAAACTCCTAGTCTTTTAGTTGGTGGTGTAAGTGGTATTTCTGATACATCAAGATTTACAATATCACAAAAGAATAACTGTTCTGTTCCTAGTAAGAATGAAGCAATCAATGTAGTTTCTTACTATGGATCATTAAAGAACATCTTTGTTAATCAATGGGGTCAAATGTATTCTTACAATACAATTGATACAGGTTTCCAAGAAAACATTGATATTAATAATCTAATGTTCTCTACATCTAATTCAGCCACGATATTTGGTGGAGATACATTTATCAGCAAGTTTGCATTTAAGACTAAACTTCCATTCTTCTTTGATGATAGAGTGGGAGCTCCTGATGATAGTGATATATTCTACGATGAAATTGGTAATGTGGCTTATCCACAATACTGGCACTCAGCTAGATCTGTATTACAAGACTATACATTAACCACAGGTGAGGTGTTAAAGAACATGATTTCTTATAAGGCACACAATTTTGATTGTCCTAACAACCAAGACCCTGCACCTCAATCAGCAACAAATCCTCCTATAGTAAATCCTAATAGAACATTTTACGATGGTAAGATGTATTTATTTGCTTATGGTATTCCTTCTTTCTATTGTGAATCTTCTATAAATGTAGACTTACGTCAAGCATTTAATAGTTTAGAAGGGGACTTCTTTCCACACGTGAGCTCAGGTATTCCTGATAACTGGTTACAAGAGTCTGTAGTTCCTATTGCTTTTGATAATACATATTATTATAATGTAACATTTTCAAAACAAAACAAAGAGAATACATTTACTCACCTACCTGCAGATTGGGTTGAGGAACTTTGTTATACTAAATATCCATTTAGAGCTGTCTATTCAGATCCTCAAGATACATATGCTGATAACAAGGTGAACAGCTGGTTAAGTTATGGTGCTACAGCATTCTTTGATTTCCCTCAAAACTTTGGTGGTCTTGTATCATTAGATGGTATTCAGAATAAAGCTGTATTAGCTAGATTTGAGAATAAGTCATTGTTATACAATACAATGCTTACAGTTCAAACTAGTAACCCACAAGCTGCTTATTTAGGTAATGACACATTATTTAAAAGTGCTCCTCCAATTGATTTTGCAGAAACAGATCTTGGATATGTAGGAGCTCAGAATAAGTTTTTATTAAAAATTCCTCAAGGACAGATTACAATAGATGCTAAGAGAGGGCAAGTGTTTTTGATTACAGGTAATCAGGCTACTGACTTATCAGCATTTGGTTCAGGACTTAATAAGTTCTTTACAGACCATTTAGCATTTGAACTATTGCGTTATTATCCCGAGGCAAACACAGATAACCATTATGATGGTATTGGTTTACATGGAGTGTTTGATAGTAAGTATGATAGGATAATTATATCTAAACTAGATTACATTCCTAATAGTAAAGATATTAAATACGATGTTACTACTAGAGAATTCTATATAGAAAGAACCTTAGGTGAGAGTGTAATAAGAACAGTGGTAAGTGTTTATGACCCAGAATACTTCTGTAATAAGTCATGGACTCTTTCATTTAGTATGAATACTAAGAGTTGGATTAGCTTCCATAGCTATATTCCTAACTTTTACATAGCAGAGAATAACTTCTTCTATTCTGGATTGAATGGTGGATGTGACCTAGAAGCTATTACTTTCTCTGAGATTCCTTGCACAACTACCACAACCACATCAACAACAAAAGATTGTAGAATAGTAGGTACAGCAGTTGATCTATGTGTAGATTGTACAATAGAGGGTACAGCAATTGATCCTTGTTGTATATTTGGTACAGCAGTTGAAGATTGCTCACCTACTACTACTACTACAACATCATCTAGTAGCACAAGCACTACAACTAGTACATCTACTAGCACCACTAGTACCACTACTACTGTTCCCCCAACTACTACAACAACCACTAGTACGTCAACTAGCACTACAACCACAACTACCACTGCTCCACCAGCACCAGAATGTGAATTAGATGGAACAGCTGTAGAAGATTGTCCAACTGGTAATTTCATAACGACAGAGGGTGGGGATCCAATTATAACAGAAGACGGCAATAATTTAATTATAGAATAAACATGTCTAAAGTAATAACAATAAGATTAACAAAGGCTGGTGTTAGAACTGGACCGTTTAAGATTTCTGATAACTATGGAAATGTCTTAGGAACTAATATTCCTAAGAGCCAAGTTATTTCTGGAATCACCTATTCGGTTAGTGATGATGTCACTGTTATTATTATTGAATCTATAGGAAAGTGTAAGACAAGATTACAAATGCCTATAGAGGAACTATGTATTACAGATATAGCAGCTATTAAGTTTGTACCTACAGATACACCATCTTTATGGAGACACTTAACTAACACATTGATTTACAACACGTTCTATGGAAACATAGAACCTTATATTATAGAATATCCATTTGCCTATCAGTATTATGATGAGATTTTACAGAATGTAAAAGATTACACTAAGGCATATAGATATCTCCCTATACCAGATGGTGTGTTCAATGATAACGCTAAGATAGAAACAAACACAGTTTATTTCAACAAAGCTATTCTATACAATGGACAACAGTCTTCTGGTGTATTAGAGTTGGTTCCTAAACCAATAAATAACTTAAAGGAATACTTGAAGTATCCTATGTATAACGCTGAGAGTAAGACGATTATGTTTACTAAATCAGATAATTTTTATCAATATAATACATTTTGGTCATTAGTTAAAGATAAATCCGTACCTTTGTTTGTAACAGGTTGTGACTCATTGTCTATAGATAAGGTTGTAAATCAACCAAATATGGATTATGGAAAGAGGTCATTTAAGAAAGAACCTCTACGTGCGAAGGATTTAAAAGTGAGACACGTCCTAGATGATAGATCAGATGCCCATTTGATAAGTCAATTCATTATCACACCATCTCAAATCTCTTACAAATAATGGCTAACAATATTAACTGTACATGTGGACATTCTTGGAGCAAAGCAAGCTCTAGCAAGAAAGATATGTATGTATGTCATATATGTGGAAAGGATAACACTATGGAAGATGGTGGGTGGCTAAGTAAGTTTGAGCAAGGAGGAATGAACCTAGAACAAAAGGGTGATAACTATGGTAAGAAGCCCAATCCTAATGATGTACAAGCATCTGTAGGTCCTGACTTTGTAGGTCTTGGTTATAACACCAAAGGTAGAAACTATTCTCCTGCATGGGGTGGACAGTTTCAAATGGGTGGTAGTATGCCAGGTGCTGTAGGATTTACATACGCACGTGTAGCTGGTAGTGCTCCTAGCAATGGTAAGTATGCTAAGAAGACAAAAGCTTCTGCACAGAATGGTAAGGAGATGAAATTCTATCAAGATGGATTAGATTTCAAACCTAATAGTATCGCTCAAGATGGTAACACTACTCCTAGTGGTAAAGAGTTCATAGATAAATGGATACAATCTCCTATGTATGATCAGATGTTGAAAACTAGTAGTAAGAAAGAAAAAGAATATAAAACTATCAAACAGGGAAGAGAAGAAAACTTTTCTAAACCTGTTGTTGTGCATCCTTCAGGAAACGTATTTATGGATGGTGCTATAGGAAGACTACAAGAATATCGTCCTGAGTTTAAGTTTACTGATGAAGAAGCTGAAAATGCTAAGAGAGGGGGGTTAAAAGAAATGCAGGATTTTATAATGAAAGCTTATGCTCCTAAAATTACTGGATATGAAGTTTTTGTTGACAAGAATTTAGACCAAAATGATTCTATGTATCAACAAGTAATGGCTCATGAATATGGACATAGAGAAGATGCTCCTTGGAATTTTAAAGACTGGAATCAAGAGGATTATAAACAGTACACAAAAGGTAATAAAACCTTAAACTACACTCCTCAAGCAGATGCTGATAGAGTGAAAGCTGCTTTAAACTTTGATCCTATTGTAGCTGAAGGATATAAAAAATATCTACATGCTGATACTGGTAATATAGGAGAGATAAGAGGTATTCTTAATGAAGCTAGGTATCTTGGTAAAGCAAATAATATTTATGATCCTTATACAGAAAAGATAACTCCAGAGGCTTTTGATAAGATAAGTAATCTAAAATCTGGTGAAGCTAGTCCTATAGAAAGATTGATGAAGATATTTGGTAGCAAAGAAAAAGCAATAGAACTACTTAATAGTGTTTCTA